GTCGCCGAGCTGTTCCATCGAGGTGTTCGAGTTGGTGAAGGTGTAGGTCAGCTTGTCGACGACGCCGTCCAGCTCGGACGCCTCCATGCCGAAGGCGGTCAGGATGTTCGAGCTGATGTCGGCGGCGAGGCCGAGGTCCATCTGGGCGGCGGCGGCCAGGTTGAGGGTGCCGGGCAGGGCGGCGTAGATCTCCTGCACGTCGAACCCGGCCATCGCCAGGAAGCCCATGCCGTCCGCGACCTCGGTGGCGGTGTAGCGGGTCGTCTTGGACATCTCCAGCGCCCGGCTTTTCAGCAGGTCGAACTCGTCGCCGGTGGCGCCGGAGAGCGCCTTGACCCGGTTCATCCCCTGCTCGAAGTTGGCGGCGGAGTTGAGGCCGAGGGCGAAGGCGCCGGCGACGGCGGCCCCCGCCCCGAGCATGGTGCGGCCCATCGAGGTGATCTGGGCCTCGTTGCGGATGATCGACTGCGAGAGGGAGTCGAAGCCGCCCCCGGCCGTCTGGGAGGCGAAGCCCCGGAGGTCGCCAGCCAGCGACCGGATGCTTTGGCGGGCATTGGCGACATCGATCAGGATGCTGCCCGATGCCGACCCGAGACCGACGCTCATGCTGGCTCCCTCCTGGGGCTACGCCTCGCCGTTGAGGCGGAGGAAATCGACCAGAGCGGCGGGATCACGGCGGAGCGTGTCGACCTGCCGCTCGACCTGCGGGTCCACCGGTGTGCGGGCGCCGGGTCCGCGGCGCGTGCGGCTGGTCGCCTCCTGGGGGTCGTCGAGGGCAAGCCCGAGCTGGTGGCTCAGGGTCGGGTAGCGGGGGATCTGCTTGGTCTGGCGGCGCTTGTCGCGGGACGAGACCGGCACCTCGCGGGTGGCGCGGGCGCGGCCATCGGCCCAGCGGCCGAAGTGGGCGACGGCGAGATCGAAGTCGAGGCAGATCGCCGCCGCCGCGCCGTCATCCAGCCCCTGCGCCTGGAGCTTCCGGCCCAGCCGGAGCACCGTGCTCGGCGAGACCAGCCCCGGATACCGGCGAATGAGCTGGTCCAGCTCCCACAGGCGCAGCCGGTCCGTCAGGAAACGGCTTCACCACGCTGGCGCCACCCCTTTCACGCCGGGAGCAGAACTCGAAGAAGGCCATCCGGTCGGCGAACTCGATGTCGCGGACCCAGACCCCGCCCTGCTCATCGGCCTCGCCGGCGGTGGCGTAGCAGCGCGGCTCCAGGAAGCCGGCGATGCAGTAGGCGTCGACGACGTGGGCGATGTTGCCGAACTGCGCCACGATGTCGGAGGTGGAAAGCCCGTCGAGGGCGGCCTGGCGCTCGTCGGGGGTCTTGCCGATCTCGATCTCCTCGACCGACTCGACGACCTTGAAGATCTCCTGGCGCAGCTCGCTCGGCAGGCTCGCCAGCGTTTCGGCGTCGAAGATCTGGGGGAGCTTGGCGCGGACGACCGAGGGGAAGCCCTCGTCGTCGGTGGTGTTGACCAGGGTGAACTCGAACCCGGCCTCGCGGGCCTGGCGGCGGCGGCGGGCGGCGGCGGGGTCGAGGCGGCGGGGGCCACGCGGCATTGCCCGCTGGGCCATCGGCTGGGGCGCCTGGGCGGCGACGTGCTGGGCGAAGCGATCGCCGGCAGCGGTGATGGCCTCCTCGGCGCGGGCGTTGAAGGCAGCCTGATCGGGGCCGGGGCCGGCCTTGGGCGCGACCGGGGGGATGGGCGCCGCCTGCGGCTCGGGGCCGAGGTAGGGCGCCTGGGCCGGGTAGCCCTGAGCGGCGTCCTGGGCGGCCTGGTCGGCCTGGGCCTGCTCGGCGGCCTGCTGCTCGGCCCAGCGCTGGGCCTTGTACACCTGATAGTGAGACTGGTGAGACATCTGAAACCTCCGCACTTGTCCTGGTGGGACCGCGCCAGACCGCGCCTTCCCGTGCTGCCGGTTGCTGGTTGATCGCTTCAGGGCGCCGATAGAGCCACGAATCGTGGCCCTCCGGCTACCCCAGGGTCGATTAGGCTGCCGGGGGCAGCGCGACCTCGGTGGCGTACTGCTCGCGGACGAGGAGCTTGCCGCCCGACGCCAGTCCCTCGAAGTCGAGGGTCGGCGTGTTCCAGGCGTTGACCTCCAGCGTCTCGTCGAGACCGTTGGTGGTGAGCGCCTTCAGGATGGTGACGCGGTAGGCGCTCCCCTCCACGTCGACGCCCGGCGCCTGGCCGCAGATGCGGTAGAAGCTGGTGCCGACGCCGGCCGCCTCGATCAGCTTGGTGACGGCGGTGTCGCCGGTGCCCTCCGTCTCGGCCTCGCCGCCGAGCAGGACGGCCAGGGCGGCCAGGTTGATCTGGCCGATCTCGATCGAGCCGGAGAGCGACTTGGGATTGCGGACCTTGGCGATGATGCTGTTGTCGCCTTCCAGCTCGTCGGAGTCCGAGGAGACGTTGAAGGCGAGCGAGCGCGACCCGGGCACGTCGACCCAGGTGGTGGCGATGTCGCCGGCGCCGAGCGCCGCGACCTGGAGGTCACCCAGACCTCGTGCGATTTCTGCGACTCCCATGACTGCGCTCCTTTCGGGCGGATCACACGCCCTGTTCGCCGGGTCAGCCCGGCGTCTGCTCGTACTCGGTCCTGACCAGACGCCCGGTCAGCGAGTCCGCGATGTGGAAGGTTTTCAGCCCCGGCTTGCGGCACCGTTTCTGGGTGCAGCGCCAGCGGACGAAGCGCCGGTTGATGACGGTGTGCGTGTGCCGGTGCCCGGGGCAGCCGATGACGATTTCCTGGCGGGCCGAGGGCGGCATCTGGTCGGCGGAGAAGTCACTCACCATCCCATTGCCCTCCGGAAGCCGCCGAAGTCGGCGAACTGCTGCTCGCTGACGATCGTGATCCGGCCATCGGGCAGGCGGAGGTGGCTCTGCTGCTCGCCGTCCCGCTCGTTGTGGATGACGAACTCGTGGCCGGCCTCGCTCGCCTTGACGGCGTCGGCGGCTCGGAAGGGAACCGCCTGGATGAAGCTGCCCGGCTGGCCCGGCCGCTTGCGCTGGTCGGGGCCGAAGCGGACGTACTCGACGCCCAGGGTCGGCACCTGCCCGTAGCCGTTGCCGCGCCGGACCGTCCGGGTGTGACGGTGGGCGCGGGCAATGCGGACCTCCATCAGCCGCCGGATGACCGCCTCCTGCTCCAGGCTGTAGCGGCCGAGCAGCAGGTTGTGGCGGACGACCGGCGAGTCGAGCGGGCTGGCCTCGCCGACCCACTCGACCCAGACGTGCCCGGCCGGCGGCGGCGGCAGCCGTTCACCGTCGACCAGGGCGGCGTTGCTGGGGCGGTCCTGCCACTTCGTCGTGGTCATGCGTCGTCGCCCTCCCCGCCCGCGTCGTCCTCGCCGTCCTCGCCGTCCTGCCCGGTATCCATGTCGATGCCGTTTGGTAGCTCATCGGCTACCGGAGGAGGGGCCGGGAAGAGGGGCGGATCGGCGCGGGGATCGAAGGTGTAGCCGGCCGGGATCGTCAGCCCGTGCTGGGTGATCGCCGTGACCAGCTCCGTGATCCGCTTGGCCGAGAAGGGCCGCTTCGCCTTGCCTGGCTGGTTTGCCTTGCTGCCAGCTCTGCTCATTCCTGCCACCTCCACACGCCATCGGCCTGGACTCGAATCATGTCTACCACGGCGGGGGCCAGCTCGGGGTCGTCATCCGGCATCATCCGCGCCGCCACGGTCAGGATTGCGGCCGCGCCGCCCGGTGCGGCGACCGAGACGCCCTCGATCCGGGCGATGATCCGCCCGGCGATCTCCTCCAGCTTCTGCTTCTCCGACTCGTGGGGCAGGCAGCGCAGCCAGATCTCGGGGAAGGCGTAGTAGGCGCCGCGGGGACCGAGCGGGTTCTGGACCGCCCCGGTGCCGGGCAGGACGGCGGCGCAGCGCCGGATGCGGCCGGCGTGGTCGAACGCCTCGGGGGTGCTCCCGGGCGTCGGCGACTCGGGCGGGCCGTCGTTGGGCCGGATGCGGCGGGTCCAGACCAGCCCGGGCAACAGCGCCATCAGGGCGGGGTCGGAGCGCAGCCGCTCGGCGATCTCGTTCTGGAAGGTTGGTATCGACATCGCATCATCCTCGCAGCGCGTTGAGCATCGCTCGGGCGATCAGGGGATACCCGTAGGTCATCGTGGCCGGGATCACGCCCCAGCGGCCGGCCCAGCGGTTTTCCAGGTAGACGCCGTGGGGAGCGCCGTGGCGCACGACCAGGCCGAAGCGGTCGCCCACCTCGACCCGGAAGTGCAGCTCGGCCTCGGCCTGGCCGGTGCGGTTGGTCCAGGGGTGGTGCCCCCGGGCGTAGGCGACCATCATCTGGCCGACCCGCTCCAGCTCGTCGGCCAGCCGCTCCTCGACCCGCAGCCACCAGTCGTCGAGCTGGTTGGCGAGGTGGTCGGGGCTGGTCGCCCAGGCGATGTGCGCCCGCCCGCTGGCGCCGCCCCGCGCCATCAGCTCGCCTCGCCCAGGGTGTAGTGGAAGCTCGCCTCCAGGCGGCTGCCGACGATCGGGTGCAGCCGGGTCAGGGTCGCCCCGCTCGCCCAAGGGATGCCGAGCACCGTGTCGCCCGGCACCAGCGTCGCCGCCGGGACCGGCTCGAAGATCAGGGTGCCGGTCACCCGGGCGCCGGCCGCGCCCCGCTCGCTGCGGTGCAGCCCCGGCCGGCCGGTCACCGCCCAGGCGGTCTGCGTGGTGATCACGGCGTACTCGCCGGCCGCGTCGTCCCAGCGCTCGATGGTGACGGCATACTGCTCGACCGCGTTCTCCTCGATGGTGGCGGTGGCGCCCAGACCGGGGGCGAGCGAGTGCATGGCGATCGCCGAGACGGTCAGCACCTGGAGCGGCGAGATGCCGGTGCCCCGGGGCGCGGTCGCGGTCAGTCGGTCGCCGGGCCGCAGGTCGGTGTCGTGCGGCAGGGTCAACTCGCGGCGGTTGGCCTCGTCGGCGGTGGCGACCGCCGGGTCGATCTGGCCGGCGGCGGCGCGGCGGGTTTCCACCAGCAGCGGCACCTTGACGGCGACCGGCTCCCACGACTCGCCAATGGGCAGCCCCTCCTCGCCGTAGAGGAGCTGCTTGCGGGAGATTGTGGCGGTCGCCCCGGCCTGGACCATGTAGGCGAGCAGCCGGTCGCGGGCGGCGTCCAGACCAATGCTCATCGTCCCCGCCTCCCCGCCGCCAGCGAGAAGTGGGCGGCGACGCTGGGGCGGCGCAGGGGCAGCAGCGCGTCGTCGGCCTGGAGGCGGAGCTGGCCCGCCCAGGCGGCGATGTCGGGCGCGGTGCGGCGGACCGTGTACTGCTGCGAGAACTGCTCCGAGGAGGCGGTCAGCGCCTCGCGCACCTTGCCGGTCTCCAGGGCGGCGGCGGCGGTGCGGTAGGCGACGGCGGTCCGGATGATCGCCTGCTCGCTCAGCGGGCGCTCGCTGTAGCCCGGCCCGCCGAGCTGGAGGAGGACGTGCTGCTCGGCCGCCCCACCGAGGAGCGGGTCGGCCAGGGCGCTGTCGGGCAGCACCGTGTCGGAGACGCCGATCAGGGTGCGGATGGAGGTCATCAGCTCGGGATCGAGGATCATGCCTCACCCCCTTCCCGGCCCGCTGCCTCGGCCGCCCGGTAGATCAGGGTGGCGTGGTCGGCCGGCACGACGATCCGGCGGGCGTGGGCCGGCCCTTCGGCGTGCCTGATCGCCGCGGCCAGGGCGGCGGCGGCCAGGTACGGCCCGGTCTCGGCGAGGCGCCGGGCGGCGGCGTCCCAGGTGGCCTGGCTGGACTGGAGCGTCGATCCCTGCGGCGTCCAGCGAACGACGGCGACGGCTCGCATGGTTAGGCTCCTTCCTCCGGCAGCGCGTGGATGCCGGTGACATCGCCGCGGACCGCCCAGGGGGCCTCCTCGATGACGGTTTTCACCCGCGGCGGCACATGGCTGGTCGTGATCTGCATGTCGTAGACGTAGGCGCCGATCGCGAAGCGGGTGCTCTGCTCGGCGGTGACGAAGTGGGTAAAGACGCCGCTCTCGACGCCGCTCACCGGCAGCTCGGTTTCGGGATCTTCGCCGCCGACCGTGATGCCCTGGCTGGCGGTCACGTTGCCGTCGACATCGACGGCCAGCCACGACTGGAGGACGGCGGCCTGGTCGGTGCGGTCGTCGTCGATCGCGGTCTTGATCGTGATGATGATGGTCAGGCCATGCAGGGTGGCGGTGTCCATCTCGAAGTCAGTGATCTTGTAGGCCCGCTCGACGGTATCACCTCGCGGGTGGGCGACATCAACCATGCTTGACCCTCCCGGGGATCACGGCGAGCGGCAACTCGACGGCGTGTGGAATGACCGAGAGACCGGGATCGATCTCCTTGGTGATCACCCCGGCCGGGGCGCCGATGACGGTGTTCCAAGTCCAGACATCGCTCTTGAGGAGCCTGCCGGCCGCGGCGTCCGCCAGCTCGGGATCGACCACGAGCGCCAGCAGCTCGGCCTCGGCGGTCGCCAGGACGGTCAGCAGGCCGTTCTCGTAGCGGACGGCCAGGGTGTCGGTCTCGCCCGGACCGCTGAGCCGGGTGATCGTGGTCGTCGCGCCCTCGCGGGTGGCGACCAGGATTCCCCCGGGAGGCTGGTCGAGCGGGATCTGGAGGCGGCCGGCGCGGTCGTCCCAGGACCAGGGGCCGGGGATGGCCGAGATCCGGGCCAGCTCGGCGTCGCTGAGTGTTTCGGCGTAGAAGAGCAGGCCCGGCACCTCGACGTTGCCGCTGTAGTTGGTCGCCTGGTAGCCGACCCGGAACTGCGCCATGTCGGTCCCCGCGTAGCCAGAGGGCGAGTGGCGGCTGTGGGCGCGGACGCCGTCGAGGAAGATCTCGGCCCAGACCCCGCCCTCCCCCTGCGGGGTGCCCTGGCCGGCGAAGGGGGCGTGCCGGTAGCCCTGGGTGACCCAGGTCTTGTTGGGGATCGCCGGCTCGGTGGCGATGCCGTTGCCGTTCGAGACGTAGGAGCCGCCGTGATCGCGGTAGCGGCCCATCCGGAAGCGGGGGAGCGGCACCGGCTCGGTGGCGTCGGCGGTCCAGATCGCGGTCTGGTCGAACGGCATCACCCCCTCGGGGCCGGCGCTCGGCCAGTAGCGGGTCCACATCAGGAAGGAGCCGTGGTAGGGGATCGACCAGGGGGAGCGCTTGAAGGGGCCGCGGGCGAAGCCGATGGCGCGGGTGCTGGCGCTGCCGTTGACCGGGCCGGTCCAGGCGTAGCCCGCCCCCATCGACCCATCGGCGTAAGGGGTGGCGTAGGGCTTCTTCTCGATCTGCGGCCGGGCGATCCAGATCCTGGCGCCAACCGGCGAGGTCGTCGGGATGTAGAAGTAGACGCGCACCGCCTTGGTGCCGGCCGGCAGCTCGGGCGTCGTGCGCTCGACCCGGGTGAAGCCCGCCGGAGTCGCCAGGAAGGATGTCCCGATCACGACCTGCTGGGTGTTGCCCTCCAGCACGGCGTAGACGGCGTAGTTCATCCCGCCGTTGCTGGTCCCCTCGGCCAGGGTCTCGAACGAGATGGTCGCCACCTCGCCCTCGGCGAACGATCCGTCCAGGGTGACGGTGCTCATGTACTTGGCGGTGGCGTCGGCGAGGGTGCAGTCGAGCCGGATCGCGGGGATGCCCGCGATCGTCACGTCCGGATCTTGCGCCCGGACGGTGTTGCCGATGTTGTTGACCCAGGTGGTGGCGGCGCCCTCGTGGCGGGGGTTCGGGAGGTAGTTGGTCGTCGCCTCCATGACCTGCCAGGCCGGGCCGTGCGCCGTCTCGATCACCCGCACCGGGCCGGTGCTGGTCGTGGCGATCGGGCCGTCGAGATCGTGGCTGGCGTCCGGGGCCAGGAGCGCGGTCGGATCGCCGAGGCCGAGGTCGAGGAAGAACAGCTCGCCCGCCTCGGTGATCTTCCCCGCGTCGGTGACCGGGCCGGCCGGGGTCGCCGCGCCGAAGCGGGTCAGGGAGGCGGCGGCCGGCCAGGCGATCAGGCCCAGCAGCTCGAAGCCGTCGCCGGTGATGACCAGCTCGCCGTCCGCCCAGGTGATCAGGCCGTGAGCGCCGACGTGGCCGGGGCCGTGGAGGCGGACCGAGCGGACCAGGCCGTCCTCGCGGTAGCGGACCAGCAGATCGCCGACCGGCTGCGGGTGCGGCAGGGTGATCGCGCCCGGGTCGCGGGTGCCGGCCGTCACCGGGGTCGGGTGGGGTTGCTGCTCGATCTGCGGGAGCGCGACCAGCATCTCGTAGGCCGTGTAGGCGCTCGTGTCGATCCGGAAGTGGAAGTTGGAGGTGGTGCCGTCCTGGATCGTGTAGGTCTGGACCAGGTGCTGCCACTCGCCGGTCGCGGTGTGGTAGCGGGAGTCGTAGATCCCGTTCGACCCCTCGCGGAGCAGGGAGCGCAAGGGGAGGCCGGCCGGCGCCTTGACCATCGCCTGCGCGGTCCAGACCTCCCCGGGCGCCGGCTGCGCCGCGTGGGCGTACAGCCCGGCCCCCTCGTAGCTGGCCCGCTCGCCGTCCGCGATGTACCGGACCGCCGCGACGCCCGGCGCGTAGCCGTCCGGGACCAGTACCCGCTCGGCGCCGCCGATGCCGGCCCAGGCGGTCGTGAGCGCGGTCGGGAAGGGATCGGCGAACCAGTTGGTGGTCCCCTCGATCAGCCGCCAGCCATCGGGCAGCACCTCGACGCCGTTGGTCAGCGCCGGCTCGACGCTGCCGTAGCGGCTGCGGCTTCCCTGGGGCGACAGGACCAGGCTCGGCAGGGTCATCGGGCTACCTCGGCTCGACGAGGGCGAGGCTGCGGCCGAGCTGGCGCATCAGCTTCGGGGTCGGAAAGGCGATGCCGAACTCGCCGCCCCGGATGAACACCTCGCCGCCCGGGTGGCGGCTCTCCTGCTCGAAGAAGGCGCAGCGGTCGCGGTCGCCGGTGCCATAGACGACGACGCAGCCGGTCGGGATCTCGACCAGCTCCGGGTCGTCGGGAGCACCCGGGTCGTCGGGAGCACCCGGCTCCTCGTCACCCCCATCAGGAGCGCCCTGGCTGCCCCCAGGAGCGTCCGAATCGCCCTCCCCTACTCCTACATCGGAATTGTCCGATAGATCGCCTGGTGGCGCTGTGGAGGCGTCAGGCGGGGTCTCGCCGGACTCGGTGCCGGCGCCGGCCTCGATGTAGGCGGTGATCAGGGAGCGCAGCTCGGTGACGGTGGGGATGGTCTCGGGCGCCTCGATGCCGAGGCTGGCGGCGGTCGCCTCCAGCTCGGCGCGGGTCTGCTTGCTGATCGGCTTGGTCTCGCTCATGGTCTGCTCCTGATGACGACGAGGGCGCCGCTCGTGCTGCGTAGCCGAACGACGCCCTCCCGTGGTGCGTGCTGCGATCCGGGCCCTGCGTCCGCCCCGCGCTGGTCTAGCTGGCGAGGTCGAGGATCTTGGCCGCCTTGCTGTCAATAACCGCGTAGCCCTCGACTTCGGTAAAGACGAGATCCTGGGTCTGGTTGGTGATCCAGCGCATCGACTCCTGGACGGTGCCGCCGATCTCACTGACCTGCTCGATGGCGTAGCGGGAATCAATGCCGATGACCTTGTCGGCCGGGGCATCGTCGGTAATGCCGTAGCGCACGTTGTCGCCGAGCGCCGGGTTGATCGGGGTGAAGCCGCCGAAGTGGGCCGCACCGGCCAGGGTGAGCACCGGCACGTTGGCGCTGCCGGTCGTCAGGAGCAGCTGCTGGAGCACCGCGTCCTCCCGCGCCAGCTCGTGCGTCAGCGCGTAGGGGTTGCGGAACTTCATCTTAAAGGCGAGCCAGCCCTTCAGCGTCAGCACGCCGAGCGTCGCATTCCCGTCGACGTCGGAGAGCTTGATGACCTGGGCGGCGGTGCCGGCGTTGCCATCACCGTTCACGATCACGTCAAGCACGGTCTTGACCTTGTCGACCTCGGCCTGGATCGCCATGCGGGCAATGTAGAAGGCGACCGTGTCGATCGGCACGCGGCGCAGCGCCTCGTAGCTGATCTTGAGCTTGCGGCCGTACTTGTAGAGGTCGATCGGGCGCTCGCCCTCGGTCAGCGTGGCGCCCGGAATTTCAGCTGCCTCACCGACGCGAACCATCCGGTACTCCTTCTCGTCGTCGTTGAGGTAGAGGGCCCGGTAGACGTTCGAGTCGATCTGGGTGTGGAGGGCGATCAGCTCGGCCAGCGGAATCGCCGGCGACATCTGCGCGTAGCGGGCCTGGGCGGCGTCGACGTAGGGCCGCATGATCGTCCCGACCGCAGAGCCGTCCGAGCTGAACATGCTCCGCGTCATGCCGGCGACCTTACGGTACTGGCGGGCCATCCATTCGATCTGGAGTGCGCGACCGGCCTCGCCGGCTTCCTCGAACTTCTCGAAGCGATCGGCGTAGAATCCACGCTCCCGGTTAGTCGTTGTCGTGATGCCGGCGACAGCGAGCTGGCGCTCGAAGGCGTCGAGGCCGTCGGTGTACTCAGCGCTCGGGTCCTGCTCCTCTAGCCAGCGGGAGAGGTTCATGCCGGCCCGGTAGGCCCGCTCCATGCTTTCGAGGCTGAGTCGCTTCCCCAGCTCCTGTGCCCGATCCCGCGTCGTGATCATTCTGTGTTGCTCCCTCTGATCGAAAAGACGGCCACTTGGCTACTCACGCGACCGACTTACTGAAAGACGACGACGCGCCCGCCCTCGGAGGAGCCGGCGATGCCCCGGCCCGCCTCGGACGCACCCGGGTCGGCATCCCGCACCTTGCCCGCGCCGTCCCCGACCACTCCCGCATCCGCGCTGGCCGTGCCGGCGTAGAGCACCGAGCCAAGCCAGGCGACGACGACCGAACCGTCCGCCTCCACCCGCTCCAGCGAGCCGAACGGGGTATCGCCATTCGCACAGAGGCCAACTGTCTTGCTGGCGGTGAACTTAACCGGGGCATGCCGGTATTTGGTGCCATAGGGCTGGTCCCGCTCGAAGGGGATCGTCTCGTCACCGGCCATCGTGGCGCGCCTGACGAACAGCTCCTCGAATTCATGCACCATCCGTGGATTCGCCATTGCTCATTCCTCCCGACTCATACGTGGCTCCGTCCCAGAGCCTGTGATGCCCTGCTCCGCCTGCGTGATGACTGACCGGGTCAGCCGCGGTGGCGGTCCGGATCGACCGTCCGCTCGGACGGCGTCTCCTCCGCGTCACGCGTGATGCGATGGCCGACCAGGAGCGCGTCACCCTGGCGGGAGAAGTCCTCCAGAATGGTGCGAATGCCGGCGATGTCCAACCGGTCGAGAATGCCGCGGTAGACCTCCTCGCGGAAATTGGCGCCGTGGGCGCGGACGCCGGCGGCGATGGCGTCGTCGATGAGCTGCGCCCGGTAGGCCACCCCATCATCAGCCAGCGGCCGAAGCCGCTCGATCTCCGCCTGGTCCTTGGTCCGCGCGGCCCGCTCCTCGGCGAGATCAGTGGTCAGCGCCGCCCGCTCGGCAACGATCTGCTCGGCGACATCGACCAGGGCCACGACGCGCGCTCCCAGTGGCTGGTCCTCGCCGGGGAGGGTGATGTCGATATCAGCGACGCGGGCCAGCGCCTCCTCGATCGCCTGCCGGGTTCCGTCCGTCATCTGTTCCATCCGCTCCTTGCTCACTCCCTGCTCCTTTGCCTGCCTGCCGATGTGTCGGGTATCCGGGTAGCCTGTCTGTCCGGGCGCCCAGAGGCGCGGTGGCTCCGCGATCCGGACACCGTGCCGCCGCTCGATGAAGGCCCGGTCAGCCTCGGAGAGCCGGCCGGCCTCGTTCATTTGCTCGGCCTTGATCACGGCGGCCGCGGGTGATGCGCCCTTGTAGACCTGGGAGAGCTCGACCAACTCGCCGTCGTTGATCCAGGCGAACGCCCGCAACTCCTTCTCCTTGACTGTGTAGGTGTGACCCGGAATGTGGCGGCACCCGTCGTCCTTCCACCACTCGAACGACTGCTGTCCGCAGATCGAGCACTCGATGTCCGAGGCGTAGAAGCCGACCGAGACATCGCGCCAGATACCGGCCCGCACCGCGTCGATGAAGCTGTCGGTCGTCTGGCCGGAGAGGGTGAGTCCCGGCAGGGTGAACAGCTCCGCCCAGACCTCGGTGATCTGGTCGCCGGTGTCGGGATCGGTGTCGTCGGTCTCCCGCGTGTAGCCGGTCAGGCTCTGGCCCCAGCCGTTCTTGCGGGTGTGGTGGGAATCCTGGTAGGAGACCCCCTCGGCCAGGGTGCGGGCGAAGTTGACGAGTGTCGTCTGTGGGCGCATCCGGGTGTCGTAGAAATCGAGCCGGTTGCTCGATGCCCGCACCTGCCAGAAGAAGGGCGCCACCTGATCGAACACCGAGGGATCGGGTGCCCGCTCCCTGGCGATGGTGAGCAGCCGCTCGGTGGCCAGCTCCGGTCGTGTGGTGATGCGGGCCAGCGTGCCCAGCTTGATTCGATTCATCAT